CGTCACGCTCGACCCGTCGGTGAAGCAGGAGGGCTTCGACGCGTGGGTCGCGAAGTTCAAGGCGAGCCACGAGGGACTCGACAAGGCATACAAGACGCTGTTCCTCGGCGGCGGCGCCGCGATCACCTCGGTCGGTGCGGATCTCCAGCAGGCGACGTTCAAGGAGCTGCAGGCGATCGGCGAAACACGGATCGCGGCGGCGTCGGGAATGCACCCGGTGATCGTCGGCTTCTCCGAAGGGCTGCAGGGATCGAGCCTGAACACCGGCAACTTCCAGGCCGCCAGGCGGCTCACGGCCGACAAGACGCTCAGGACGCTCTGGCGGCAGGCCGCCGGCGCGTTCGCGTCGATCATCACCGTGCCATCGGGAGCGGAGCTTTACTTCGATGACCGCCACATCGCTTTCCTCCAGGACGACGTCCGTGACGCCGCCGAGTTGCAGCAGAAGCAGGCGTTCTCGATGAAGGCCCTGGTCGAGGCGGGCTACACGCCGGACTCGGTCGTCGACGCGGTCGTGGCCGGCGACATGCGCAGGCTCGTCCACTCCGGCATGTTCAGCAAGCAGCTCCAGCCGCCCGGCCTACCCGACAGCGGGGCGAGCGCGAACGGCAAGCCCGACAACGAGCCAGCCGCGTTGCCGCCCGGCCAGTAGTCGCGCCGATAGTCCCGCGACGATGACCGACACCGCTCGGCCACCCCGAGACAACCTCGTCCGCGCCCTCCCCGGCAACTGCGAGCTCCGCTCCGCCAACGGCAAACCCGCCAAGCTCGTCGGGCACCTGCTCGTCTTCAACGAGTGGGCCGAGATCGACTCGCTCTACGAGGGGCACTTCATGGAGCGAAACGCGCCCGGCTGCGCCGCGAAGACGATCCTGGAGAACCGCGACCGGATGAGGGCGCTGTTCCACCACGGGAAGGACGCGCAGATCGGCTCGAAGCCTCTGGGCCCGATCGCGGTGCTGCGCGAAGACGGCGACGGTGTCTACTACGAGGTCGACCCTCTGCTCGACACGGCCTACAACGCCGAGCTGCTGCCAGGTCTGCGCGCCGGCGTCTACGGCTCCTCTTACCGCTTCGAGGTCATGCAGGACGAGTTCGAGCTCCGGCCGAAGCGGTCAGACCACAACCCGCAAGGTCTTCCCGAAAGGACGATCACCGAAGTCCGTATCCGGGAGTTCGGGCCGACACCGTGGCCCGCCTACCTAGGCGCGACGGCGAGCGCCCGCTCCCTCACCGACGAGGTCGCGTTCCGCGGTGCCGAGCCCGAACGGCGCGCGCAACTCCTCGGTGAGACCGACCTGGAACAACGAGACGTGAAGACCCGGCTGTACGAGCGGACATCGGAGGTGGTCGGCGACACAATCTGGGCGATCCACCCGGCCGCCCTCGCGACGATCGTCCAGATCATCGGCGAACGCCGTAGCGGCTACAAGCCGAGCCCGGAGGAGATCCGCGAGCGGATCGGCGCCCGCGACGAGCAGCCGACCCCCACATCAAGCTCGGTCGCTGTCATTCCGATCGTCGGGACGATCCTGCCCCGCGCGGACTTCTTCTCCGAGGTCAGCGGCGGCGCCTCGATCGAGACCGTCCAGGCCGCGCTCCACGACGCGCTCGCCAACGACGACGTGCAGGCGATCCTGCTCAACATCGACTCGCCCGGCGGCTCCGTCGCCCTCGTCCCGGAGCTCGCGTCCGAGATCCTCGCCGCCCGCGGCTCCAAGCCGATCGTCGCAATCGCGAACACCTGGGCAGCCTCCGCCGGCTACTGGATCGCCAGCGCCGCAGACGAGCTCGTCGTGTCTCCGAGCGGCGAGGTCGGCTCGATCGGAGTCCTCACAGCCCACGACGACATCTCCGCGATGCAGGAGAAGCTCGGCGTCAAGACCACCCTGGTGTCCGCCGCGAAGTACAAGGTCGAGCGGAACCCCTTCGAGCCGCTCTCCGAAGAGGCGCAGGGTGAGATGCAGCGGACGGTTGACTCTTACTACCGCATGTTCGTCGACGCCGTCGCGAAAGGCCGCGGCGTCACCGCGAAGGAGGTTCGCGCCGACTTCGGCGAAGGCCGCATGGTCATGGCCGTAGACGCTGTCGAGCGTGGCATGGCCGACAAGGTCGCGACGTTCAACCAAACCCTTGCCCGCCTCGAGAAGCAGGCGCGCACAACCCGAACCGAGCCGGAGCCCCCAGCGGCCACCACTCACGATATGCAGGAGCCGGAGCCGCCCGCGGCCACCGCTCCCGCAGCAGCACGCACGGAGCCGGAACCATCCGTGGTCACCACTCCAGTCCCCAGACCGCGCCTTCAGGGCGCAGACAGAGAGGAGTGGAGGCTGCCATGAAAACGGCAACCGGCACCGAAGACGAAGGCGAGCGTCCCAAGACGCTCGACGAGCACAAGATCAGGCTCGGCGAGATCGAGACCCGCCAGAAGGAGCTCGACGCCGAATACGCCGGGCAGGCGTTCCCCGACGACGTCAAGGCCGAGTTCGAGAAGCTCCAGCAGGGCAAGAAGGAAGCGGAGCGAACGATCGCCGAGCTCGAGACCCGCCGGTCGTGGGTCGAGGAGTCGGCCGCCAAGGAGGACAGCACCGAGGACGGCGCGTCGTTTCTGACCGCCCGTCCCGGCGTCGTCCGCGGCGACGACATCTGGGACCTCAGCACCATCCGCGGCAGCATGGGCGGAGACCGCGATGGGATGCTCAGCGAGCTCCACGATCGCGCGAAGCGGGCGATCGATATCGCGACCTTCCCCGACGAGCGCGTCCGCAAGGAAGAGGCGCAGACGCACATCGAGCGGCTGCTCCAGCGTGACTCGGCCGACGGGGAGCTCGGCCGGCGGATCCTCGTCACGGGACGGCCCGCATACCGCAAGGCGTTCGCGAAGTGGGCGGCCGGGCAGCCGATGACGAACGAGGAACAGCGCGCGTTCTCACTCGGCACGACCGGCATCCCGATCCCGTACGTCCTCGACCCGACCGTGATCCCGGTCTCGTCGAGCGTCGTGAACCCGCTCCGGGCGATCTCGAACGTCGAGCAGATCGTCGGGTCGAACGAGTGGCGGGGCGTCACCGCCGCGGCGATCACCGCCGCGCGCGCGTCGGAGGGCACCGAGGCATCCGACAACACGCCGACCCTCGCGCAGCCGACGATCGTCTGCTCGAAGGTGCAGGCGTTCGTGCCGTTCTCGATCGAGTCGCAGCAGGACTGGTCGAGCCTCGAGGCGAACATGGGCAGGCTCTTCGCCGACGCGAAGGACGACGAGGAAGCGACCGCGTTCGCGACCGGCAACGGCACCCCGCCGAACCCGTTCGGCGTCCTCACCGGCGCCTCCGGCACCACCGCCGCAGCGACCGGCCTGACGGTCACGGCCGCGAACCTGTACTCGCTCGAAGGGGCGCTCGCCCCACGGTTCCGGCCCCGGGCGCAGTTCGTCGCGAATCGGGCGATCTACAACATCATCCGGGCACTCGACACCGCCGGCGGCGCCCAGCTGTGGCTCCGCATCGGCGAGCTCATGGCGAACCAGCCGGCCTCCGACGGAGGCCGCGGCAACACGGGGCTGCGGCTGCTCGGCTACCCCGTCAACGAACTGTCGACGATGTCCGCGACGGTCGTGAACACCACGAAGATCATGCTGATCGGTGACTTCTCGATGTTCAAGATCATCGACCGGGTCGGCATGACCGTCGAGCTCGTCCCGCAGTTGTTCGGGGCCACGTCCCGGTACCCGACGGGCCAGAGGGGCCTGTACGCGTACTGGCGCAACGGCTCGAAGGTCATCGACGCAGTCGCGTTCCGCGCGCTGACCGGCACCACGTAAACCGAACCTCGAAGGGGGCGGGCCAGCGAGCCCGCCCCCACCTCGCGCAACAGGGAAGGACCAGATGCCCAAGAAGAAGATCGAGTACTACGAGGCGACCGAGGCGTTCGGCACCATGCTCGACGGCGAGCAGATCACCGTCCACGCCGGCGAGCTCGTCCCGGCGGGGCATCCGCTGCTGAAGCGTCGGATGGATCACTTCAAGCCGGTGTCGTCGTTCGGCCGCTTCGACGTGCCAGTCGCGGCGGAGGAGCCTGAGGTGGAGCAGGCCACGAGCGAACCTGGCGAGAAGCGCGGCGGCAAGTGATCGCCGCCGGTCAGCTGACCCTGACGTGGGTGGACGCGCTGGTCGTCGTGTGCATCGCGTTCGTCGTGTCCCTGGTGGCGCGGCGGCTGTGACCGCGGGGGCTCAGGGGGCTCGCGCCGTCCTCGGCGGTGTCGCCACCGTCCACTGCGTCCATGACCGGCAGAAGCGGCAGGTCGTGACGGAGGCGCAGGTCGCACGGCTGGCGCTGGTCGCTGGCATCGTCTACGACCCCAAGCAGCACCGGATCCACCGCTGCGCCTGCTGCGCCAACCTCTTCGTCGACCCGTCCGACGAGCCCCGCTACTGCAGCTTCTGCACGGTGAAGCCGCTCGCGCACCCTCTCGGCGGGCCGCTCGCCGCACCGCTCGGAGAAGTCGATGCGTGAGCCGATAGTCGGAGGGGACGATGGCTAAAGACCAGATCCTGTACGTCTGCAAGACCCCGACCTGCGCGCTCGGCACGCACGCGCAGCTCGGCAGGTTCACGAGCGGCCTCCACGCCCTGACGCGGCACCTCCGCACTGGGGAGCCGCTCGAGTCGCTCGTCGAGGGTGAGCATTACGGGGAAGGCTTCTGCCCCGAGTGCATGCAGCCCGGCGAGAAGTTCGACCCGGCGAAAGCGAAGGCCGCAGCGAGCGCCGACGCGAAAGCTCAGCACGCCTTGCACCTGAAGGCGATCGAGGAGGGGGCGGGGTAAATGGCGCAGATCATGCCCGACGAGGGCTTGGACATCGTCCTCGGCCAGTTCCCGTTCAACACCGCGAAGTACACGTCGCCGCTCAACTGCGGCCTGTTCAAGTCGCAGACGAACACGACCGTCATCACGCACGCGCAGACGCTGTCGAGCATCACCGCCACGACCTACACGAGCTACGCGGTGCAGACGCTGGCAGCCGCCACCTGGGGCGCCGCGGCGGAGCGGCCGACGAACCTCGGCCGGCAACAGACGTATCCGCAGCTGACTTTCCCGACGTGCGGCGCGACCGGCGACACGATCAACGGCGCGTACATCATGGACAACGCGTCCGCGAAGGCGATCGGCCAGAACAACTTCGACGACGGCCTCGCCGTGGTTCTCGCGCTCAACGACGTCCTCAAGTACACGCCCACCATCGCGTACCTCCACTAGGGGTCAGATGGCTGGCGAGAGTCTGCGGGCCCTGATGCCAGAAGGGTCGGGGACGCACATCTACTACGTGGACTCGCTCAACGGGTCCGACGGCAACGCGGGGTCGCTCGCAGCTCCTTTCCAGTCGATCACGAAGGCGATCTCTGTGTTGGTCGCCGGGGATTTCGTCTATCTCCGTTCGCACCAGGGTCAGGTCTACCGTCCCGCCCCCGGCAAGCTCGTGATCGGCGCTGGCACGTCGAGCCTGACCTTCACCGAGGTCGCCAGCCCGTCCGGGCCGGTGACGCGGATCCGTCTGCGCCAGTCAGGAGCGGGCGTCACCGTCACCGTCTACGGCAATGACATCGACATCGCTTTTGCGGCTGGGCAAACGGCGAATCAGGTCAAGACCGCGTTCGACGCCGTCGGCGCGGCCACCGCTCTCTGCTCCTGCGCGTCGGGCGGCGCGGGCGCGGTTTCGGCCGTGGCCTGGATCGGGGCCGACACGGGTGCGATGAAAGACCCCTACGCCACGAGCCCCAACGTGCTCATCTACGGCGTCCATTCCCACGCGATCTACGTCGGCGGCAGCCTGGGAGGCACCCCGCCGTCGACTTGCAACCCGATCACCATCGAGACCTATCCGGTCGACCTCGCCAACGGTTTCAGCAGAGCGATCATTTCGCCGCGCGCCGGAATGTCCAGCCCGACACCCAAGAACGAAACCGGCTCGGACGGTGTCACCGCCGCGACCCTGTTGGGCACGAACGTCCCCGGCGGCACCGGGCAGATCACATTGGTCAAGGCGAGCCACTGGCCTAGCCAGGGCACCTTCACGCTCGCCGGGATCACCGGGCTGATCCACTACACCGGTCGCACCGGCGACACGCTCACCGGCCTCCACGACGGCGGAACCGCGATCTCCGGGACCGTCTCGGCGAGCGGCCTCGCCACCCACAGCGGACGGCTGAGCGACGTCTACTGCATGCTGCACCAGAAGGGCGATCTCACCTACCCGGACGCGTCTCGCGTCAGAAACGTAATCATCACAGGCCAGACCGGCAACCGCGGCACCGCGATGTGGTTCGGCGGCAACGGCACAACCGACGGCACAACGTATTGCGAGTACTACGGGGTCGAGGCGTACGGCAACTACTACCAGGCTTTCAGTTGCGACAACGCGAGCGCCAACAACTACCTGATCAACTGCTACTCGCACGACAACGGGACGGGGCAGGCCAGCTCTCCGTCCAACCTCCTGACCGCACCCGACTCGCAGCAGCACGGCTCTTACATGGAGGGCAACAACCATCTGATCCTGAACTGCGTTATCCGGGACAACCCTTGGGGCTGCGGATTTCAGCAGCGCGTGGCGGGCTCCGGGACGATAGTCGCGCACTGCACGATCGTTCGCAACGGCTGGGGCACCGGATCAACGATCGGGGACGGGATCATCCTCGACTCGATCACCAACATAACGATCAAAAACTGCGTCATCTACGACCAGTGGCGCTACTCGATGCACGAGAACACGCTGCTCCCAGCGAACGCGGTCACCGAGGACCACAACATCCTCTCCCAGCTCGGCGCGCTCGGCGTGAACAACAACTACTACGCCGACAACACCGGTACCGGGCAGAGCACACCGTTCGCGGCTTGGGACGAGAGCGGCGGCGGCGTGACGCGACTCACCAGCGACCCGGGCTTCGCGAACTACGCGAGCCGCGACCTGCACCCGGTCCCGCGCAGCGCGATCGATCTACAGTCGGTCGACACACGCTACTCGCCCGCCGAGGACTTCGACGGCGACACCAGGACCAGGTACACCGCGGGCGCATTCGAGGTCGCGCAACTCGACCGGCCCGACTACGCCGCGTTCCCGAAAGCGCTACCTGGGAGGCTCTGATGCTCAACCTCGTCGCGACAACCGACAAGCTCCAAGTCATCACCGGCCAGGCAGGCACCGTCGACGTTCACACCTCGTTCGTCGATCTCCCTGCCGGTGCGAGCCCGGTGCCGGTGCCGGGGAAACAGAACACCGCCGCGATCGCAACGGCGACGACAACCGACGTCGTGGCGGCCCCCGCAGCCTCCACGTTCAGGAACGTCAAGACCCTCCACGTCTGCAACACCCACGCGACCGTCACGAACGACATCACCGTCCAGTACAACCAGAACGCCACCCTAATCCAGCTTTACAAGGTAACGCTCGCCCCCGGCGACGCGCTCGAGTACATCGAGGGCGTCGGCTTCTTCGTCTCCCGCGCCGCCACTAAGCTCGACGCGAAGCTCCGTGCCGGTGCCGACGTCATCAACGCGACGACTTCGTTCGCTGACATCACCGGCCTCACCTGCCCCGTCGTGTCGGGGAAGCACTACTGTTTCGAGGCGCACCTCTACCACATCGAGAACGCGTCCACGACCGGCGCGCAGTTCGCCATCGGCGGGGTCGCGATGACCGCCATGCGGCTCCAAGAAATGGGCGCTTTCGCGGGGTCTATCACGGCCCAGACGATGCAGGGCAACCTCGCGGACGTGACAGCGATCAACACGGCGGCCCTCGTCGCCACGTCCTCGGCAGCAACGCCGCAAGTGGTGCTCGCGATCCTCTCGGGCTGGTTCAACCCGTCCGCGACCGGCACGTTTGCCGTGCGATGCGCGTCAGAGGTAGCCGTCGCGGCAGGGATTACGGTCAAGCAGGGATCGTGGGCGAGAGTCTGGGAAACGGATAACTAGACCGTGCTCGGGACGTTCGATTCCGAGCTCCACCCTGAAGCCTGGTACGACGATGTCATTGTCCCGGTCGGCTGGTTCGACCCCGAGCTCATTGATCTCACAGCAGCAGGGACGACCTATCAGAAGACGGGCGCGATCATCGCGGGTGCGCTTCTCGCCGGCGCCGACGTTGCCACACACGCCGAGACAGGTGCGGTCACGACGGCCGGGAGCACATCCGGTGCGGACGCGGCGACGCTCAACCGGGCCGGATCCGTAACCACATCCGGCCTGGTGTCGGGTGCGGACGCCGCTACGCTCGGCCGCGCCGGCTCGGTCACAACCGGCGGGTACATGAGCGGCGCGGATGTCTACACCTCCACCGAGGCGGGCAGCGTCACCACCGGCGGGCTCCTAGCGGGGCCGTCGCAGAAGATCCCCGGCGGCAAGACCGGCGCGATCACCGCCGGCGGCTCGGTGTCCGGGGCCGATGTCGCGGAGCACACCGAAACCGCCGCCCTGATCGCAGGCACGTTCGGCAGCGGCGCCGACGTCGCGGAGCACGCCGAAGCCGGGAGCCTGACCGCGAGCGGCCTCGCCTCCGGCGCCGACGCGGCCACCCTCAACCGGACGGGCAGCCTGACTCCCGCGGGACTCGTCTCCGGTGCGGACGCGCGCACCGCCGCAGAGACCGGAACTGTCTCGGCCGCCGGCAGCGTGTCGGGGGCCGACGCGACCGAACACAGCGAAACCGGGACAGTCCAGGCCAGCGGCCTCTCGGGCGGAGCCGACGCGGCCGAGCACACTGAGTCGGGCGCCATCGCCGCCGGCGCTCTCGCTAGCGGCGCCGACACGTACATCAGCACCGAGACTGGAGCGATCACCGCGGGCGGGCTCCTCGCCGGGGCGGATGCGCGCACGGCGGCCGAGTCCGGCACCATCAGTACGCAGGGACTTCTCAGCGGCGTCGCGAACAAGGCGGGCACGCAGTCGAAGACCGGGTCGATCACCGCAGGCGGCTTCGTCGCGGGCGCGGACGCCGCAGCGCTCGGAAGGTCGGGCGCCGTCACCGCCGGCGGGCTCCTGTCGGGCGGCAGGATCCGCGAACGCGCCAAGACCGGCGCTGTCACGGCGGGCGCACTGCTCTCCGGCGCCGACGCCTACACGAGCGCGGAGACCGGCACGGTCGCCGCCGGCACCCTGCTGTCGGGCAGCCGCGCCAAGGTCTCGACGAAGTCGGGGGCGGTCACCACGTACGGGTACTTCAGCGGTGCCAGTCTGCGTGTCGGCGCCGCGGGCCTCCCCGGCGATGTGGAGCTCGCGGACCGGGCGACCGCGACGGTCACCTTCACGAGCAGTCCCGCTGCGGTCACCGTGACCGAGAACCAGGCAGGCTCCGTCACCGTCGCTTAGAGAGCCGATAGTCCACGGTCGTGGCGCTCCCGCATCACGACATCGGCGACCTCATCCCGGTCAGCGCCACCTTCAAGAACGCCGCCGGCACGGCGACCGACCCGACCACGATCACCTTCAAGCTCCAAAGCCCCGCCGCCGTGGTCACCAGCTACGTGTACCCGACCGACGCGCAACTCGTCCGCGACAGCGCCGGCGTCTACCACGTCGACGTTCCCCTAGCGGCTGCCGGCGTCTGGTACTACCGCTTCGAGGGCACAGGCGCAGTCGCCGCAACCGAGGACGGCGTCCTCATCGCCGACCCGTCACCGTTCTACGCCACAGGCCTCTCCACCCGCGCCCTCTGCACACTCGAGGACGCGAAGCTGTACGCGAAGGTCGCCCTCAACCAGACCGACGCCGACAGCGAGCTCATCAACCTCATCAACGCGGCGTCCGACGCGATCCTCGACCTGGCCGACCGCGAGTTCAAGGTCGACGGCACGAACCCGCAGACGAGGAAGTTCGACTTCCCCGAGGCGCTCACGCCGCTGCGGCGCGCGCACCTGCTGACGCTCGGCGACCTCACCACCCGCACCTCCGTCACGATCAAGAACCGCATCGACGGCACCACCGTCCAGTCGATGCTCACCGCCGACATCGACGACCTCCC